ATCTTCACTTAAAATTCCATATGCTAAGTCATGGGATGAAATACCATTACGTCCCCCATCATTTGAGTCAAATAAATTTGATAATTGGTCTAAACCACTCAAAATTAGAAAAATACGTCCATCTCGATATTCAACATCTCTATACAAACAGGCAGCTGCGAAGTGGATAAACTCATTTCTTAATTCAGGTCTTCTGAAACAATATCTATCAAAAAGATTTTGAGTATAACTAACCATAAAATCTTTATTACCAACTCTGATAAATTGTATTAGATTTCTATTTTCTAATAACCTGAAAAATCTTCTTATTACATCCCACTCTTCTTCATCATCGGTGCCGAATGCTTTTAGAAAATCAAAATCATCACTATTAAATCTACTTATAAAATTTTTTAGAACCATATGAAAATAAATATAACAAAAAGGGGGATTTTGATGTCCCCCTTTCTATTTTTAATTACTAAACCCCTCCTTTTAGTTGATTACTTTTTGTAATACTTCTCTACCGTTTTTCTAACCGCCTCTTGAATTGCACTGTTTTGTGGTCCAGTTGGTTGAGGTTGTGGTTGAGGCTGAGGTTGAGGTTGTTGAGGTTGAGGTTGGTTGTTTTTACATCCGCATCCCATAGCAAATAATTTTTAATGGTTTATTTATCAATAAATATTTATGATTATGGTTTCATAGTAAATAATTTATGATATTTATGGTAATATAATATGGAAAAAATTAAGTTAAAAAAACAAGATATAACAAAACTTGCCCAAATTCTTAAAGAACAGGACGAACCGTCACAAGAAAATGAAGTGATTGAGGTTGGTGCCCATGAAATTGAAAGATACCTTCCAGTACTCGACAATAACTTGAACGCACTTACAAAACTCAAAAAATTCAAAGACAAGAAAATTATTGTTGTAGGAAATTTGGATATTAGTGACAGACCCGTAAAATCTTTAGGTCCGATAATCAAAATAGTTGGAAATCTAAATATGAGTAGAACAGATATCGCATCAGTTGAAGGTGTTGATATTACTGGACGTGTCAGTGATTGGAATAGTGAAAGAGCAAAAATCAAAGAAAGAAAAAGAGTTGCCGGTCTAATGTCGGAAGCGCAGTCAAGACGAGAAGATGATGATTGGAGTATTGAAGGAGGAGACCCTTTAGGGTTAGCCGCTCATGCGGTCATCCAAGTGATGGGAGAAGAAAGTTATGATGTTAGAACTGAAGCGGAGGTTGAGGAATTAAGACAACTCAAAGAAAGATTAGGTAATTTATATTACGACCAAGAACAAGGAAACGAAACAGAAGAATTAGAAGATGAAATTTCACAAGTAGAAGGAAGAATTGAGGAAATTGAAGAGTTATATGATGTCTATGATTTGGTACCATCAAGATACAATTATTGGGGTAAATTATATAGGTTTGACATAGAGTGGGGACCTAATAAAGGTTATGAGTATGCCGCAGGTAAAGAAAGTGATGCCGAAGACGCAGCCTTGGAATATGCGAGGGAGTATATAAGAGATAACGGAGTTACGGTATTTAACGAAAGTTTTTATACGGATTACTTGGATGAAGAAGGTTTATTAGATTATTTCAGAGATTTTTATGAAGAGGATATAAGAAATAATCCCGATGCTTATTTCGACGAAGATGATTATGAACTCACAACTGAGCAAGAAGAAAGAAAGGAACAATTAGAAGAATATATTGAAGAAATGGAACAACTCAAATCTGACACCGAAGACGAGCAAAGAGACTTGGAGGATTATGATAGTGATGAATATTATGATTTAGATGAAAAAATTAAGGAAATTGAGGCAAATATCGAAACTGCGCAAAACGAACTAGACGAAATTGAACCTGACAAAGAACCAACCGAAGAAATGATTGAAACAAAAGTAGATTATTATGTTGATGAAGTTAAATATGACCCACGAGCAAAATTAGATGAATTCGGAATGGATATTGAAGATTGGATTGATAAAGAAGCGTTAGCCCAAGGATTTGTTGATTCAGATGGTTATGGTATTATGTCGGGATATGACGGAAGTTATGAAACCACTTATATAGGAGATGAACAGTATATAGTTCTAAGATTGAATTAATCTTTAATAAATCCCAACGTTTTATTATAATTTATAAAAAGAAAAAATTATGTCGGGAAGAAAATTAAAAAAAGGATTTGAGTTTCTATTGGAAACCGATTGGTTATTCAAAGCCCCAATAGATTTGGAACATAAGCAGTATGTCCTGTTAAGTTATTTTCAAAAGTTGAACGAAAGGTTTGACAAGTTTGAAGTTTACCCCTCTTTTATTGAGTTGTCATTACATTTTGCAAATGTCAGAACGATGATTGGTGAAAATAAAATGTTATCAACTGACAAGAAATTTGAATATTATGACGATGAACTTTTGGTATCAGATTTGAAATATAACCAAATACCCCAATTAAATTCCGACGAAGAAAACCAGTATCAAGAAATATTAAAATATACTGCCCCAAAGATTTATGATTATTTTAATATTGCAAAATCTATTTGGGGTTTGGTAAATGAAAGTATATCAGTTCAGTTAAGAAGAAATAAAAGTGAATTATCAAAAAAATCAGGATACTTTTATTATCACAACAAAAAAGAAAAAACTTTGCATGTTTGGGAATACAAACTGAAAAAAACAAAAGGTTCCACAGATTATAGGAATTTTTCCAACAAAATTTACTCAGGTCCAAAAGATGATTTGACATTATCAGAAATAATTAATAATTTCAGCAAGTGGAATAAACCCGATGCGAATAACAAATATCCGATTTTTGAAGTAACAGGAGGAGATGAATACCCATTAGAACAAACATTACTTCCAATATTCAAAAGAAGAATTTTAACATATATAAATCAATCATTATCAATTAGATACGATAAAGTATGAAAGAAGAAATTACATACGAGTTAATTGAAAAACTTGTCAATCAAAATCCAAATGACTATACTTTGGGAAAGAAATTAAGAGAACTAATTAACTCAATAAAATATCCTGATGATAAAAAGATTTCTGACAATCTCACAGATAAAAAGTAGTTTGGAAAAAGGACAAACCTTACGAGAGTTGTTCAAAGCAGACGCCATAATCTTTATTGACAAGTATTCAACACAGGTTTATAAGTTATTTCAAAACGGACAAACCGAAAAACAAATTTTGCAACAAATCAAAGACTGGAATATATGAAAACATTAAGAAACAAAACCACAGGTAAAATTGAACGAGTTAAAGACAAGGAAGCCGAACCAAAAGTCAAATACGGTTGGGAATATGTATCAAAATCAGAATGGAAAAATCAAACACGGACACCAAAAACTGAATCAAATGACAACTCCTCTTCCAAAAAACAAAGAAAAACTACTTCTAAATAAATTAAGAAGTCCAATACATATCTCATTCATATCTGAAAGTATTTTGAATTGCTCTGAATATCAGACGTTGGAAATCCTCAAAGAATATATTGAAGAGGGTATAATTGAGAAAGATAAGGACCAACAAAATTTTTATAAAATCAAATCTTGATATGGAAAAAGAAATGGTTAATCACCCTGACCACTACCAATTTGGTAAAAATAATGAATATGAAGCAATAAAAGTTATTGATGCCTGGTCCTTGGATTTTTGTTTGGGAAACACATTGAAATATATATCAAGAGCAGGAAAGAAAAGTCCTGAAAAAGAATTGGAGGATTTGAAAAAAGCCTTGTGGTATCTACAACATAAAATAAATAAGTTAGAAAACAAATAGTTTTTTTGATTTATTGTGTCTTTCTACACACTAACAGATATTTATTTGTATGGGAAGTAGAATTGACATTGATGATAATTTAGTTATTGAAAGATATAACCAACTGAAAAACTTAAAAAAAGTTGCTCAAAGTTTTGGAGTATCATTGAGACCGATACTCAGGATTTTGAAAAAAAATAATGTAGAGTTAACTAATCGTAGATATAATGTTAATCATTCTTTTTTTGAAGTTATAGATACGGAAGAAAAGGCTTATTGGTTGGGGTTTTTATATGCGGATGGTTGCGTTAGAAAAACTAAAACAGGTTCTCAATTAGTGTTAAAATTATCAATCAAGGATGAACAACATTTGGAAATGTTTAGAAGTGATATAGAATCAGAACATAAAATAATGTACCATGAAAACAAAACAGTTTCAAAAAAAGGCACACCCTCAATATCCAAAAATTGTTTAATAAGAATAAATAGTAATAAGATTATTGAAGACCTAATAAATAAAGGATGCACACCAAGAAAAACATTCACAATTGATATTCCAAATATTGATAAGAAATTTTATAAAGATTTTATAAGAGGTTATTATGATGGGGATGGTAATTTTTTTTACAGTGAGAAAACAAAAATGTCAGTTGTTACTATTGTTTGCGCATCACCCAATTTTAGAAATTTTTTGATTGATGTTATGAGTATAATACCAAATATTGGTATCATACACGAAAACAAAGACAAATACACAATCAAAATTGTAAACGTACTTGGAATAATTAATTTTTTGGATTATATTTATGATGACTCAAAAATCTATCTAACAAGGAAAAAAGAATATTATGAAAAATATAAAGAATATAGAAGAAATATTGAATCAGATTATAACGGGAAATTGCGTGGAAGTTATGTCAAATCTACCTGAAAATTCAATAGATTTAGTAGTGACTTCACCACCATACTCAGTAAACATTAGTTATGATATATATGACGATAATACTACGCTCGATGAATATTTAGATTTTTCAAAAAAATGGTTAAAAGAAGTATTTAGAATTTTGAAAGAAGATGGGAGAATATGTGTGAACGTTCCATTTGAAATTAATTTGAAAGAAAGAGG